GGTCACTCCATCCGCCTTCCCATTTGCGGATGACCTTGAATAAGATTTCTGCTTTAGCCATACTACTTTTATATATTTCATTATCTTACGTTTCTTCTATTTCTATAATATTCAGCGGAACCTCCATCCATCCTTTTGTCGCATTCTCCATCCCCCATTGCAATTCGAACATTCCCGATTCCGGTACGGTGATTTCCTGTTCAAGCCATCGGGTGAGATTGCCTATGACATCATAACCGTCCGGCAGTTCAAACACATTGGCAACACCGTCCACGACGGTCTGTACCTTCATGAATTCCGTGGAGTTCTTATAAGTGGAGTTCAGGGAACAGAACAGCCGCAGACGGTATGTCCCTGGAGAGAGATGTATCGAGGCTGTCCTGTGTCCGTATGTATTCTGCGGGAAACCGTTATACCTGACATATTTCTCCAACACACTGTCCGGATACATGCCACTATCGTCACCTGTAGTTGCACCACCGACCCTGATATCCTCATTGAAATTGACGGAGTCCCCTTTGACGACAGTTCCGGCATCTTCCCCGGAATCCCATACAAAGGTCCGGGCTGTCGCCGAGTAATTCATCCTATTGATGCCAAGCCCACTGTCAAACACACATCCGGGGGCAACATCATCATAGGCCCATCCTATACTGATTACTGCCTTACGCGGCGGATTGATGGTGATGCTTGCGGACCGGGTTTCAGTCATCTGCCCGAATCCGTCCATCAGTTGTACATACAAGGTCTTCGCGCCCGTTGTATCAAACGTATAGGAGAAACGTTCCGTAAACGCAGTCCAACCGGCAGAGGTCAAATCCTCCGTTTCACCTGCACGGTAGTATCGGGGCATGACAGAACCGCTGTATGATATTTCAACACTCACAGTCTTTCCGTTCTTTTCAGGAACACCGTCCTCTATCACGACAGAGGACAGTACCAACGGGCTTTCCTGATAGATGATGGATGCGGATTTAACAGCGCTCTCTTCCGTAGACGACTTTATCTGGCAGTACAATGTCTTCGGTCCTGTGGAAAGGAATGTGAATTCTACGGTATCACCGCTCCACTCCGACCACACCGTGTCGGAAAAGTCCCTTTTCTCACTTATACGGTAATGTGTCACCTCACCCTTGCAATTCATCCGCACGCTGACCTTATTGCTCAAGGTACTGGCGGCACCTCCGTCTATCACAATGGATGACAGTCCGAAAAGGGCATCCACGATGTCCGGACTCCTATATTTCCCAAGGAAAGGGCCTATAGGGAACACCTTGTCGTACCAATTTTTATAGCCGTTGAAATCAAAACGGAAACTGTCGCCGCATCCTCCTTCAACCAGAGGCGAGGAGGCGGCAATGCGATAGTCCAGATTGATGGAATCGGCAATCTTGTACCGCTCGTCAATAGCCTGGAAATCGAAAGGGTAACGCGGGTATTCCAGTTCCATGTTCCCCTCTACTTTCCAACCGGACATTATATCCGCCGCCTGACCTCCCCAGGCTCCCTTATGTACACAGAAGTTGTCCAGAATACGGACATTCTTGCATTTGTTCGCCTGACTGAACAGATATGGCACGCCATACGAGAAGAGGATGTTGTTATGTATATTAATCAGATGCCCTATTGTCAACCCGGTATCATAATCGGACTGCGGGGGTTCCTGGAAGCCCCCCAGATAGAAAGCGCTTGAGACTTCCGTGCCGGGAGCGATGATATTGTTGAAAATCTCCACATCACCCATGCACAGGCACTGGATGGCAGGGCCGAAATGCCCGCGTATGACATTGTTGTATATTTTGCCACTGAGACCGAGGGCAAGAGCCGATGTCTGGTCCTTCTCCATACGGTTACCGCCATTGATGAATTCATTATAGCATATCTCGGCATCTTCGGCATTATTGAGCTGGAAGTTGTCATAACCCTGATTCTCATAGATATTACGGTATATGCGGGTATTGTACAAGTGGTGCGCACGGTATCTGACCTCCTCCCCGTTGCTGTTGGTACCGGTATAATAATTAGGACTGTAGTGTCCCAGATAGCTCCCTTCTCCGACCGTGTCATGAATATGGTTATGATGGAGCCTGAGATTTTCCAGCCTATAGGCAGGCCACCACCCCTGGGGGTTATCGGCCGTGGGGTCTGTCTTGATCATGAATCCGGCAAAATCCGCCTTGTCGATCTCGATACCAAAGAATTCAAGCTCGTTCGAATAGTTGGTGACTTGTATGGCGATATTCGCAAATTCCGGCATGGCAATCATTCTGAACCCCTTATCTAGATTATGATAGCCCCTGCCGTCAAAGACGATATGGGCGCAGTCATTGAAGAGTATGCCGAACCAATAGAACCAGTTGAATTCAAACGGCTCCTCAGTATCTATCGTGAAAATGATCGGATTCTCCCGCGTGCCCTTGAAATTGTCAAGACGCAGACGCATGGGGTATCTCTCACCGAACTGCGGGTCATATTTTAGGATAACCGTACAGCCTGCCGGATAATCCTTACCGTCTATAATCCAGCTCTCGGCTCCACCCACAATCTTGGCGTCGGGGACGAGATACTCAACCGCTTCATCACGGGGGGCAAGCGCGGGGGTAACGGTTATGAGCTTGTTGATACGTTTGGTAAAAGTCACACCGGTCAGGACATCTGTCACGTCCACCTCCACATCGTATATTCCACGGTCGGACACAGCATCGAAGGTATAGGGGGATGCCGCCCAGACAGTCGGTCCTGGACGGCTCGTGTCAAAGCCGACGGTTTTCACTGGTTCCGGTTCATTCTCCTTGTATATACGCGCAACGATGGTATTGTTGCGGGAAGTGGCATAACCGTTTTCGGCATATATCGAAAGATAGCCCCTTTCCCCGACACGCACTATCTCAGTGGCGGTAACCATAAAATAGGGCTCGGTGGCGGGAAGCATCGGATATGCGATTTTCCTGACAGAAGCGTTGCCGCTATCGTTGGATACACTGACGCTCTGTATGAACTCACCTGCGGCAGACATATCTACAGTCTCTGAGGATTTTCCCAGTACACAATCCAGGACAGACCGTTCAGGCCCGGCTCCACCATCAAGCAGATACTCGTGTTGCCTCACCCATTCGCTTGTACTTGATATGGTAACTTTGTCCCCGACCAGAGGGAAAGGGTTGTCAAGTCTTGCGGACAAGGAGGGAATGCCGATCAGGGCTTTCAGAATCTCGTGGTATTTCATATATTCATCATTATTCAATGGTTACATCATATAACTGGTCTGCTGTATATTCTCCGTTCCCGTCAAGCTTCGGACGGATGGAGAACGATGCCAGGCGGCCGACAGATACAATCCGGTTACCGACATCGTCCGATTTGGTTATGTTGAACACAACCATCCTGTCCCGGTTCTTGGACCGTGCAAGCAACACCAGGGTCTGGTCTGACGGCATACTGTATTGGGCAGCGCTGCTGAAGACTTCATTGCTGTAACGGTTTATACCGTCGTAGCCATCGGTGGTGTCGGCTGTCTCGTCAAACTCGACGCTGTAGTAGTTGTCACAGCCGATGCTGGTATTGTCCCGGTTATTCGTCTGGTACTTGTAATCGAATTCACGTACATATTCCGCGACGCTCTTGTGAATGGCTGCCAGTTCCGCTGTCAGACACGGGCGGCCATCCATCAGGATGGCGCTCCCGTCGGTAATCTGTGCCGTGCCAGCCTCATATCCCTGTGCTTGTATGTACGCAAGGTTTCCCTGGTTGTTTCCGGCAAAATACACCGGTGAAGTATTGTCGGCCATGGAGTACAATACGGTCTCCTTATTATAAATATTACTGCCACTTATGAGGCTATGGACGCTCGAAAGGATGAAGATACCATGATTCTGCTCATTGTGCCGGACAAATATATTGTTCACATTGACCAGCCTTTCGATAGCGGAAGTGCTCGAACGCGCGAAAAACTCCTGGAAATAGCCGCTGCTGAACACGAAGGTATTGTTCGCGATTATTATTTCCTTGGACATGCCGGGGAACGTGAACCACGTGCAGTCCCATTGGTATTTCGGAAGCTCCATGTTATCATGCATGTAATTGCCGGATATGAATATCTTGTCCGCGCCGAGTTCATTGCTTATTCCGATGACCGGTCCGCAGGTCTTGTAGATATGGTTACGCTCTAAGAACAGTTGTTTGACCTTGCCTACGGAAATGGCTACCTCATTGTAATGGCTGCCGTCTATGTCACAATCCATGATATAGACATCCGTTGCCGAAAGGCTCATGATTGACGGGTGCCCGACCACTTCGGCCTGCATCACTGATTCGGAGAATCTTATCTTTGATATATAGACGGTATTCGCATCTGTAATGGAAATCGGCTGGACAACGACCTGCGACATACGGATATTATGGAGACACACATTCTCGTATCCTTTGACCGTAATGCCGTAGCGGGTGCGGTAATTGGAGTTCGGACTCTTGGTGCTCTGCCCTTTGACGGTCAGGTTCTCAAAGTACAGGTTGCGGCAAGGCTTGCGTTTGGAGATGTTTGTGGCATAGATGCAGGCGGGCTCCTCCGGTGCATAAACACCCTCGTAGGTATTGAAGTTCAGGAAGGTGATGTCCCGGATGATGATGTTGCTGCAATCCTCGATATGTATGCCACCGAAACCGCGGCCGTCGAGTGTGCATTTGCCGGCCCCGTCAATGGTAAGTATATGTGCGGTATCCTGGTTCCAGCCTTTCATCTCCACGCTCCACATGCTGTCCTCATCCTGGTATCTGTTGCCCTTGTAGTCTATGTTGGTCTGGGTGCATGTTATCGTCACATCCTGCGTCAGACCGTCGGGATAGTCCTCCATGACCGATTTGGTCGCGTTGTAGATGCCGAGATATTGCCGTCCGTTGTCGCTGCGGACATAGACGGGCGGTATGACCTTGTTCCAGTCCTCCGCTCTCATTGCCCAAAGATTCAAGATACCCGCAAAGAGACGCCCCACACGTTCGGACGTATTCTCACCTTTTCGGGTGGCACCACGTACCTGGTCGGAAAGGGACTGCAGGATCTCTATGGAATCATCTCCTTCGGCAGTATCGAACTCGATACCGGACTGCTCCAGCAGATCCAGGATGCCGGCAAAAACACGTCCGACACGTTCGGCGGTATTCTCACTGTCCTCGGTAGCACTGCGTACCTGTGCCGCCAGTTCCTTCAATGTCCCAAGCGTATCGTATCCCTCGGAAGGCTCGAATGAAATTTCGGATTCTTCCATGAGGGCAAGGATGCCCACAAAGAGACGCCCGACACGTTCAGCCGTATTCTCACCTTTTCGGGTGGCACCACGCACTTGTGCCGCCAGCTCCTTCAATGTTGTAAGTGTATCAGACATACTGTATCATAAAAATGCATTGCGGCAATTCAAAACCTTGTAAAGTTCGGACAGATGTATTGCCGCAACCACGCCATAAAGCTGGTTATCATTGTTTACCACATAATCCGCTTCCACATCCTCCAAGGAAAAAGCGAGCCACAGCCTTTTCTTCCTTTTGTCTTCCAAAATTTGGTTGAGCAGCTCATCAAGAATGCGCTCGCACTTGTCAAGGGCAGCCTCTATCTGCTCATAGTCGGAGGTGTCGGACACATGCTCCACAATGAAGAGCAGGTAATCGCGGTCTTTTCGGTATGCACCCGGATTACCGCCGTAACCGAATCCTGAGCCACGGTCCACAATCACTGCCGGATAGTGGAGCACGCTGTCCAGTGCCGTATGCTTCTCTCGTTCTGATGAGAGGAAGTGTACTTCATCATTCTCCTTGTGTCGTATATCGACATGCCTTTCAGCCAGATTCTCTATGTATTCCGAAAAAGTCATTTCTTCTGTTTTTGGGCGTCACGTATCCTTTTGTTGAGCAGGCGGAATGCCGTTGCCACCGGCATCGCCTGGTATTTCTCCATCACCGCCACATCGTCACCGACAAAGGCGTCGAAGATGTCGAGCCAGTTGACAGACGGTGCGGCGGGACTATTCCGCTTTTCCTCCGGTTCATCATCCAACGGAAAGAGGAAAGGAAAAGCCTTTGAAAGCCACCTCTTGACAAAAACGTAGTTCAGGAATATGGCATACTTGACGTACCTGTCAATCTTTGTCACCTTCATTATCCGTTTTTGCAGTATCAGGGGTTTCTGCCTGCTAAATAAGCCGTTTTTCCCACCTGATGGTAGGACAATATATTCGTTGTCCTTCAAATAGAGCATTGCTACGAAAGTGTCCAGTGAGGCATCCTTGCCGTCACGGACATATCGGTTGAAAGCAGTGTCCACGTGCATGAAGTGCTCGAAACACATCCCCTTCAGACGGTCACCCGGCGCTTTCAGCCCGGAGACGGCAGGAAGGATAAAGCGGTCCATCCGGACACGGCAGTCGCTGATGAACTCCACCAGTTCGCTCAGCTTATAACTGTAATAGGTGTCGGAACCGACCCCGGACGGCAGGGAATAGAACTCCTTCAGGAAGGATGGTTCGTCTATTTCCTGAAGATAAAGCCGCGACACGAGCAGGAACTGTGCCGGTGTCAGCTCCTCCCATTTCTGGGGTATCCGACGGATTATCTCATGGCGGATTCCGAATCTACGGTATGCAATGCGAAGCTCCCTCATGTCCAGAATGTGCGTTTATGGTCATTGTCCCGGTCGTATATCTGCCTGGGATCACCCTCATAGAAATTCTCAAAACAACTCCGTGCTGTACGCAGCAGAACGGTCATGTACATGTCCGCATCCGCTTTCAGATTCTGGATCTGTACGGCTATGCGCTCCGTATCGACGGGTCTCTTCTCCTCATTGCCCTTCTCACCCGGCTGTACAGCGGTGAAGTACAGCCCCCGGTCCGTGACGCTACCCGTCTCCATCAGCAGCCGTCTGACCGCCATTGCCACAATGTAGCGGGAGCAGGCAAGGCGTAACCGTTCCACACTCTTCCGGGCTTCTTCATCTTCTGGGGGATTTACCAGTCCGTCAATCAGATGCTCATACAGCTTGTCACCGATGGCCGGCTGAAGGAGCATCTCCTCGGCAAACTTCAGGTGCGGCTGCAGGCGAAGGAAAACAATCCGGCTGCCACCAATGAAACAGACGTCATTGACATCCGCGGTACTGCGGACAATGGCTGATTTACGGTCCTGATAGGCCTGGGAGGACGCGAACTCCGGATATTCGGCTATATGCGCATACAGGAACTCAAGCAGCTCGTCGAGCGCATTGAACCCCTTGTTGCGTAACGATGCCCGCAGGTTATCTTCCTGGTACTTGTACACCTGCTGGAATGATTCGCCGTTGTCGGATTTCTGACGTTGGAATCCCGCATCGGTGATACGCATGCTGATCTCATCGAAGTCATTCCAGAACGCCAGGTTCGCGTTCGCGCGTTTGCAGATCTCCAGCAGGCGGCTGTCCAGTTTCTCCCGTTCGGTTGCCCCTTCGGTATTCTGTTCCAATACATCCGGATTTGGACCGAATTCATATATCTCGACCACTTCTCCCACCATCGCATCGCCCAATAACGGTACGAGGTATTGCCGGAAAGCATTCCGGAGCGGTGCCTCCATCATGTCAAAGGAGATGGCGGTGTTCACCTTCATCACCGCTTTCAGCTCCTTGCCGTTGTTCCATTTTTTTGCACTGAATATCATTAGCTCAATGTTTTTTTGGTACCGCTGCCGGTATCGAGGGTTACTAAAACGGTATTGCGGAAACGCAGCTCGCATTCCGGCATGCCGTTCATTTTGATATAGAGTTCTATAGGGTCCAGGATATTCTGCCGGTCAATCCACGCGTTGGCAATGTTCACAAGGAAAGCCTCACGGATATTGGAACCGCCCTGGTTGCCGGCATAGGTGCCACCGGGCATACCTGCACCGAGCACATTCGGATTCACCATCAATGCAAACAGAATTTCCGAGTTGGCGGCTGCCGACACCGGAAGATTGTCACTGCCCTGGTATTTGTTCTCCAGCGGCTTGATTTTCCACTCCTCCTCAATCCTGCCGTTCATCTCGTTCACGGCATAATGAGAGAAGATGGGCTTCTCCGCATTGTCCGGTCCGCAAAGGTTCTGCTCCACAGAATCCATATATTTCTGTATGGCCGCCTCACGCTCCTTGGCAGAATAGTCCTTAGACGGGTATTTCTTCTCCCAGTAGGAATAGGGTATCTGTACATGCCACTTCCAGGTTATCTGGTTCTTGTAGGCTTTCTTGAGGAAATGGGGGATAAGATGGGCTATCTCCACCCATCCACAAACGTAGGCGGGCCACCAGATGGGCATGCCGTAAAGGTCGTCGTTGCTCCAGCTGTCGCGTACCGGCATGATGAAACCGTCCTTCACCTTTCCGGCAAACTTCAACACCTCGGCATGCATCTGCGGGTCGTATTCGGAGAGCACATCCAGCCTGGTGTATTGGCCCTTGTCCGGACGTTGCGGCCAATATCCGGAAATGATGCACTTGCAGGCACCATATTCGTCCACTTCGGAATAGCGGCGGTAAAGCGCATTGACCGGATTGACCCCTGCAAAAGAATTGCCGGCAGCCGACGGCACAAACTGGACGGCACCGTTGCCGAACTTCAGGTAATCCCGAAGCACCTTCTCCATGTAACGCCTCACATTCCGGGAAGCAATAAAAGTCTGTACCCGGCTATCGGTAACGGGCTTCAGTATCTCGTTACCATCATTGTCGTAACCGTTCACCGTACAAGGATATATGCCTTGCCCAAGTGTCAGGTTACGAAGAAACTTCAGGCCCGTATTGAGCACGCTGGTGTTTCCTATCTCTTCAGCCGCCTTCTGGGGGAAATCATTCTCATCTCCCCATGGACGCACCTTCACTCCGTCGATGTCTATATAGGAAACATTCGACAAGTCATATGGCGCCAGGATTCGGGTACGCTCCTTCATTTCGTTCTGGGGTGTTCCCGTCGTTTCGCCGAATATGTACGTGGACTGCATCAGCAGGGGAATACCGCTTGAATTAAACAATATGTTCATCAGAATATTATTTTCTTTTTGTTATACTCCAGTATCAGGTCAATATCCACGGGGTAGGGGTGTCCTTCCGGATTTCCTTTGCAGTCGCAGGGCTGCACGCCCCGGAGCTGGTATTCCTTCATGTTCATGCGTCCTGCACCGCAGGCGTAGGCCTGGGGCATGAAATAGACCTTGCCTTCCTTGCTGACGAACTTTATCGAAAAGATGCGCCGGCGTCCGCGTTCGTCCGTGCGGATGTCCATGTCGGCCAGAGCCAGGTTTCTGCGTATTGTCTCCATATCGTTATATCATTCAAATGTATTGTCAAATGTTCTGTCGAATATCCGCCCATAAATACCATTGTCACCGGTACGCTCGAAAGCCAGATGCAGGCGTGATGCCTGACGGAATGTAAGTGAGACATTGATTTTCTCGCTGCCGGTACGCTTGTGAGAGAAATCAATGTCAGTGGTCACCACTTCTGTCGATGTTTCCGTATTATACAGCTGCAAAGAATCAGTTGTTATCAGATCCAGTACCTTTCCGTATTGTCTGGTGTCCAGATAGCCGCTGTTTACCGTACGGCTGTCAATGTATTTGGATGAAGTGCGGACGGTTCTCTGTAACAGTTCTACCGGATCACCCTCAAGTTCGGGGGAATATTCCACCAGTCCGGTGAATGCCATTGTCTCCGGCATACCGAATGCGTTTCGGTAAATGAAATTGGTGACATTCCTATACTGTCGGTCATCATTGACAAATCTCACCTTATCCTTTACAGTGCCATCTTTTTTCAATAGGACATCATAATATGTGATGGATGATACGGCAATACCGGACCGACGTACAATCTTATCAAGTGAAAAAGAAACAGCGAGCATACCGGCAGTGGCATCCACTTGCTCACTGACTGTCTTGTACTTTTCCTTTCCCGCATCCATGTAGGCTATGCTCATGTCCACCGACATGCCTTTATGGGCAGTAAAGGTTAGATATTCCATTCTATCATGGGCTGTACGGATTGTGCTCTCATGTGTCAGAAAAAGTACGTCTGACGGGGATACCGATGTGCGACAACGGCTGTAATAAGCATTGAAACTCCTCCGGACCGTGTCCTGCTTGTCTGAAAACACAGCGGTTATGGACAATGGAGCCTGATAATAAGAGACTACATTGTTTGACATCCCTTTCGGGTCATGCAGGGAGAAGTGACTGCGGAGCATTTCCCCTATCTCATGGATTACCACGTTGCCTTTCAAAGCGTAATAGCTCTCATTGAAAATCTCCGTACCTCCGGTTTCAATACGGACATTCAACTGTTCATCTGTGATTCCTGAGATTTTTATTTCCCCGATTTCCGAGATGAAGCAGTCCACTCCATCATGTATGCCGTCCACTACCATTGCCAAAGGTTTTTAGAAATGCCCAACACCAGTGACCTGTTGTACAAGTCATATCCTGCTCTGAACTCCCATTGCTTATGGCGATATTCTGCCGACAAGACTTGCCAGGAACGTCCAATTTCCAGACCTAAGGCAAGAGCATTGTTGCAGACGACCGGTTGCCGGTAGTCCACCACTACCGTGCGGTCAAGCAATGAATTGCGGGATATGACGTCGGTCAGCTCCACTTTCAGGTAAGGGCGTTCAATAATTGTATCAAGATAATGCTTCTCCGAGAAATAGTCGGCCAGTATAGCCGCCGTATCCACTTCTGTGGGTACCTCACGGACAATCACCTCCGGTTCCGGAATGGCAGAGCGTATCGTATCATGCCTGACCACCGTTTCCGGTACATGGACAATGCTCCGTTTCCGGGAACCCAGCCAGTGGCCGGCCCAGCCGGAAAGAAATGCGATAACCGCACAAAGCAACATATGGCTAACCTTCCGTCTCATCGGCCTTTCTTCTGAATTTATCCGTGACTGTCACCCACAATATTCCCACCTGCTTGATCAGCGCATCTTTCGGCTTGCCGTCGATGACTGCCAGGTTCTCCAGTATGCTTGTCACGTGCTCGACGCAGAACCAGGTCATGACGAACACCTTGACAATGGAAAAGAATAGGGTGGCCAGCAGCATGACAAAGCTTTCTTCCGCTCCGGCCTTGCTCTCCTGATAGAACGAGTGGGTGATATAGATGATGGTCAGCCAGATACACAGCTTGATGATGCAGCGTGAGAAACGGAAGCTTTCAAATCCTATTCCCTGGACCTTGCTTGCCCGGATGCCCGTCCACATCTCTGAGACAATGGCGACGAGCATGGCCATGGCCAGGAACGGTGTAATGCCTATCCATTCGCTGACTACGGCAGTGACGGCGCTGAAGGAGATGGCCGGAAATTGCAGGTTGTACTTGAAGCTCGGAGCTACCGAAAGAAAGAACTCCTTCGGTGAATCATACCCATAGGTGGCGACGAATCTTGTGAAAAAGCGTATCATATCTCTTTTTTTGTCACAAAGATAGAAGCCAACCATCCGCTCTCATAGGACAAAAAAAGCCCCTCCGTGGTTGAAGGAACGGTAACACGACCAGTCATTCCGCTTTTCGGGCCCCATTCCGTTTGCGAGCGTGCGAGCAAACGGAATGGGTGCGCCCTGCACCCCCTCCGTCAAATCAGCCCCTCATCGCCAAAACTGTAATATCCACCATTCGTTATAATCACATGGTCTATCATCCTAATATTGAATAACCCTGCCGCCTTTTTAAGCTGCTCCGTCAGTCTCTTGTCCTCATTGCTCGGTCGGATGTTGCCACTCGGATGGTTATGCACCGCTGCAAACTGCGTAGCCCCCGTATCAATCAACACTCGCATAATCAGCCTTATATCCGCTGAAGTCTGGGTTATGCCGCCTACCGATATGCGTACTTTCTTGATGAGCTTGGCAGATTGATTGAGAGATATGACCCAAAACTCCTCATTCGGCAAATCTCCTATCAACGGCCCCATCAGTTTGTATATGTCTGCACTCCCGAATATCTCCCTGCGTTCCACCTGCTGCGACTGTTGCCTCTTGTATATCTCCACGGCTGCCACGGCTACCCTCCTGCGTCCAGGAGTCAAAGAGGAAAACAATTTTTCAAGGTCTATCACTTCGTTGCTGCGTTCGATGTCCGAAACAATCTGTCTGTTGTTGCTGATTTCGTACAAAAGTTCACTGTCGCTCATGTAGCGGCATGGGCTATCAAATAAAGTATTCATAATATCCGTTTTTTATTAGGTAGCCCACCCGAAAGTGGGCTATTCTGTTTGTTATTCACTGATTAGAAGCTGCTCCAGTTCTTCGATTTTTGATTGTATTTTTTTCTTCATAAACTTTATGAACTCGGCCAGCAAATAACGGTTAGAAATGGTAAAGATGTCGCTATTACTGCCATAGCCCGAAGCGTCCGTAAATCGCAATTTATAGAGGGTCGTTTCAAAAGAGTTGTCCTCTTGCAGCTTTCCTGCCGCTTCATCCAGCTTATCCATAGCGTTGATGAATGCGGTACGGTTACGGGAAATTTCTTTCTTCCGTTCCAGCTCGGCCAAACATTTCTCCAGCTCTTTCGTCTTGCGGTTGATTTCCTCCTGCAATTTGGCAGCCTCGTCCTTCTTGGGGTTTTTCCCTTTACTCTTGGGTGTATCTGGCTTTTCCTCTTTCTCCGGTTGCTGTTGGGGCTGTTTTCCCTGCTTTCCTGCCTCTTTCATGGTTTCTACTGCTTTAGTTACTTCCTGACCGATTGTTTTTACTTCTTTTTCCATTGTTGTAAATTTAAAAAGTTAATAATTAATGATTTATAAATAGTTGGTTAACCTACTTCTCTAACTTGTGTACCTGGCTTTCGGCAAAGAGATAGCATAAAGGAAAAAAGTCCTCTTTTGCTTCCTCTTCCTTACCCTGCTTTTTCTGTTCCTCAATGCACTGCTTTTCCGCTTTCGATGTGATGGGCATTCCCCATATAAGCAGGGCTTTTTCTCCCTTGCGGACGGTGTAGCCAGCATCTTTCCACTCCTTGAAAGTCTTTAGGTTGGTGTACCCTTTGCAGGCATAGTAAAACCGCAACAGACCGTTTACCGTGTCATCCTCGTTACCCATATATTCGCCCAAATTTCTGCGAGCGACCAACGACTGCGACAATGTTTTTAACTGCTGCCTTTTCAGCAAACGTGCTTCACGTTCTTTCTTTTCGTCTCTTTCCTTTTTCATGATTCTATATATTAATATGTTATGTATTAAAATATTACGCCTCTATAATCACATAATCCTCCACCGTCTGAAAGTACGGGTCAGCCGTTGAAAGCAATTCCCACTTCTTCCCGTTCATATCCCGAAAAAGAATGCTCAATTCCCTAATCCCGTCAAATTTCTTTAAAATTCTGTACCCTTTGAAATACTTGTTCAAGACCTCGATAGCTTGTTTGTAAGTGAATGTTTTCATAATGCTGCAATTTTTATGTTGAACCTTGAGCTTCCGGGTATGAGCCTTTTCAAATTTGGCTGTTTCCCTGATTGGAGCTTTTTTTTTCTGCGTCGCCTGTCGCTACGCGGTATGTTTCGCCTTTTTTACGCTGCATCAAAAGGTGTTGTAAGGAGCAAGAGCAAGTTTTTCAGAAAACCGGAACGGCCTGAATACTACCCGAAGGGTGGAGATTTTTTCGGAAACGCCAGCCCGAACTTGAGCCAGTGACGTCAACATTTACCTTTGCAGCACAAAAAAGCGAAACTGCGTGGTGATAGGGGACAGAAATGAAGGGCGACAATCAGAAAAGGAAACAGCCTGAAACGCATAGTTGAAAACTATACCGCTCTACGGTCTCTACCTTAGCTATTGAAACGGAAAAGACCGGGTCTACCTGCATGGATGCGGACAAACGCAAGTAGCTGCCGCTACTTACCGCTGAGACGCGCAAAATCCGTACTGGAGGAAATAGATTTGCCTGCCTGTTCCTTCAGTACGGATTTTGCGCGCGCCGTGCTCTTTGTTAATGAATGTTATAAGAAATATACTTCTTTGATAATGAATACAGAATACCCCTCTTTCCATCCGAATGGAAACAGAAACGGAAGTTTCTGCCGACCGCGCCCTATCCAAAAACGCAACCAAAAGCGCAAGAAACAAGGAAATATGACAAGGAGGATGCCCCTCGGCCAGTCCTGCACACGGCGTTCTGTCCTAAAGTGCAGCGATTCCCATTGCGGACGTTGCGAGTCCTGCCATAAGCATTGCGATTGTGATTGCGGATGTATGTGTATGAGGTGAATCAGATACGTGCGTCCACGAATCCGTATGCCTGCCTGAGTAGGTGCCCGTACTTCGTCCATACACGCTTATCCACCGCATCACCGAAGTGGGTGGCTTCTTCCGGAAGGATGGACTGGTTACGCTCGCTGCGCTTATCCTTGGCAAAACGCCCCTCGCGGTCCTCGATGACACGCGTATTGTTCATGGAGATGAGTGTATATTTGCATTTCGAGCCGTTGAAACGCTTCTTCGGGAACCGTTCGTCTTTCTCTGCCAGGATGGAAGCCCAGAGCAGGTACTTGTCATGCTGCGGCGGCTCCATGCCCGCATGGGTGTGTTGTTCCACCGTCCACCCGTGTTTCTCCAGACGCTCGATGGCAAGCTCGTTGTAGGACTTCTTGTTGTTGGCACGGCGTGCATCCCCGTAACGGTCACGGTAATAATGCAGGTGTTTGTTGATATGGTTACGGTAGTAGTGGCAGAACTTGTCCATCAGCGCGTTCACCATGGTGTCATCCTCTTCATCACGCTTGACGAAGAACTCGTTGATGTTGTTGTCCACCGGCTCACGTGTCAGCATCTTCGTCACGAAGTCATAGTTGCGCTCCTGCGCCACTTCCAAGAATGAAGCGGCACTACCCCAGTCGGGTGTCAGCTCTATCGGCTGGTTGGGATTGCAGTCCAGGTCACGCCGGCTGTCATCGTTATTGGCAAGCTGTTGCCAGTTGTAGTTATGATCTTCGGCAAAGTCACGGATATAGTCGTCATTGGTCGCATTGTAATAGATATGGCGTTCATCCAACTGATAGTAGCAGCTATCAATCTTATCCACCATGAAGTTCAGGATCTCTATCATGAAGGAAAGCTTATCCATCACCTTGTACTGGTTCAGGATATAGTTCATGCCCACATTGGCGATGTTGTCGAAGATAGAGCCAAGGATAAAGAACGTGCCGTCACGTGAAACGAACGGCGTGATACTTTGCCTGAGACGGACGGTCTCGTTCCAGATCTCCTTGAACAGTCCCGCATCATTCGCAATCCTTGCATCAATGAGCTGCATCTGTAACCGCACAATCCTGTTCCAGACATCAAACAGCCGGATGCCGCGTTCTTCTTCATAATACTTGGCCGGTTCAAGCAACCATTTCTGTTCAGGCGTGTAAGGCATGGAGGAGAGGAAGGTGTTGCCGTGATGCTTCAGAACGGGATTCCCGGACTTGCGGCCAAAGATGTGTTCATTACCTCGGTTGGTCGGCGCCGCCTCCTGGTCGAACTTCTCCTTGTCGAGCGTCAGCGCTTCATCGGTGATGTTGTAGTCCGCATTCGGACCGCGGCTGTTGCCGCCCTGGGTAAGTATGTAGAGCATATGCCCGTTGCTGAAGCTGATGCCGTACTCGAATGACATGATGTGCTCGTATGGCTTGTACCATCCCTCGATGGGACGGCGACACACCACATAGTCACCGGTCTTGCTGACCGGGTCCCACTGCTTATAACCGAGCATCTCCAGCATCTTGAACGCTGAAGGCAGGGTTTTAGTCAACGCCTGCCCAATGGTGGCCTGGGTGAGCGTAGTAATCCCTCGCGGCATGAGCCGGATGTTGTCATCTATCACGGCACCGGTAATGAATGATTTACCCGTGGCACGCGAGTAGATGACATATCCGTTCTTGTACGGCATCACGAGGAATGCCGCCTGCGCCGGATTGACCTGTATGACCTCTTCCCAGACGTTTTCGTCCATTGTCCTGCCGTATCAATATCGTGGGAAAACAATGTAGTTCACACCTTCGGAGGAGGTCATGCGGGGCATGTCCTGTCCGGTATCAGCCAGCAGCTGCGGCACCTCTTCCGGCCTGAACCTGGCAGATACGGTACAGACAATCTGTGTCTTGCTGACCGATACCATATCAATGTGCTTATGGTCAACCAAGTAAGAGATGAGTCGTTTGTTTGTCAATTTTTTCATGGGTAATCTGTTATGAGTTCATTATTTCTTCCGCTTGTGCGTCGTCGATAGGCGTGTACATCGAATCCACCAGAATCTTCTGCTCTTCCTGGGAAAGGTTGCGGATGGCATTCAGGGGAATATCCACCTTTTGCCCCATACTATTGATCTGGATGTAGAATACATTCTTCTCCATGCGTCGCGGGTCCTCGACGGAAGCCGGCTTCTCACCAATCATCTGATGCAGCACTTTCTTGGCGTTGTTCCATTGCTTGAGATCACCTTTGAGCTTGCAATCCCGGATAAGCTGAATCTGGTCCTTGATCATCCAGGCATACCAGAAGTCCCAATCGAACTGGTGCTGTGTCTTGAACAGCTCTTTTGCCAGGGCGATGTCCTTCCTTATCTGGGTACGCGAGATACGGTATTTTGCCAGCATGATGTTGATGATGTGGCTCTCGTTCGGATAGTCATCCAAAAGACGTGCTATCTGCAGCACCCGGTTGCACTGCACACGCAGATGCTCCGGCAGCGGACTGTTCTCCGGGTCGATGATGTGCTGCTGTATAAGGTCGTAGGATTGCTCCTCCAGTGCGGCCTTGCTTTTGGATGCCGTCAGACGGTTGTTATTCATACTCAAGATACTGCTGTTGCGATTTGATGAACTTGATAAGCTCCTGCTGTGCCGGGTTGCTGCCATTGACGGCCGACTTGATGAGTGACTCCCGGAGTTCAACCGTCTGGCGAAGATGCCCCCGGTAGAAGGCGGTCCGGACTTCGGTGCCCGGTGTGCGGAGTTCCGCGAGAAAGTCCGTCTCATCGGCACCTATATTGATGGCTATCAGCCCCGGAGGGATCAAACGATAGGCCATCTTCTCTATCTCCTCACGTTGTTCCTGAGTCAAATTCATCATTCAGCATTTTAAAGTCAAAATCAAAAATATCTCTGCCGGTATGGATGATTCCACGTTCCAGCTTCGGGTTGTGCGTGGCGTTCTGGCTGCCCACTACGGTAATCTTCCAGTCCTCGTTATACAGCAGCGCCACCTTCGCATGAAGCGCGAGGCAACGGTAGCAGTCCGGGAACGTGGTCACCAGATAATCGAACGGTTTGGGTGATATGCTGCGTACCCGGTTGTCTATCAGGAACCGCACTGACAACAGCTCGCCCGTTTCCACTTTCCGGTGAATCGCCGCAATGCTGTCCATGGAGATGGAATAGGTAGTAAGCAGCAGGTGTGCCGGCCCTGTCTGTTTAAGAATATAGAAAATCAACTGTATCAGGTTGAACGCCCCTGAAGAATAGAAATGCTTGTCCCTGCCGGGTACCAGCACCCCCATGGCGTCCGGATGCAGCAGCTTCTCCGCAGCCAGGTCGTGGCCGGAGGCTGCCGCATCCGTTCGGCGGATGTAGCCTGTCGGGTATCGGTCTCCCTGCATAGGACTTACTGCATCATCCGCCGGCATCATCTTATTCTCAATCTCGCTGCAACAGACCAGCATAACCTAACCTATTGCAGTTCTGCCAAACGATATTCTATCCTTTCCACCAGTGCTTCCTGGACAGCCACCTTCTTCTCGTATTTCACGCGTTTGGGGCAGTCGGGAAGGGGATTCTCCTTGCCGTCCTTGGGTTTGCTTTCCGAAGAGTACAGCAGCATGTTCCTTGCCTTGGTAATCTTGCTCTTGGCATTGGATTTCGCTTTCTTCAGCTCTTCCACGGATAGGGAACTGATGTCGGTCTCGTCCTCTTCCTTTTCCGGATTTTCTTCGGGGGTATCCGCTTTTTTGTAGAGTTCGTCCAGCTGCTTGTCAGTCGGCAGTTCCCTGTCCTGCTCGAACTGCCTTTTGATGGCAGCCAGCAGTGTCATGCGGTTGGAGAGAAAGGCTATACGGGCGACAATATCCTTGCGCTGCATGCATACAGCCTGCGTGTTTGTCTCACCCAGTCCGGCAAGCATCCGGTGCTGGCGTGAACGTTCGTTGTAGCATTCCCGGAAGTCATAGATGATTTTGGCCATCACCGGAGGATAAGCGGGCTGTTCGTCCGCCTCACGCGCCAGTTCCCTCTCCGCAACGGCGACAATGGCGGCAGCCGTCTCTTCGGGAACCGTCTCGGAACGCCCGTCATTGCCCGGCATTGCATCATCTGCCAGGTCCACATCCTCAAAGCGCGGGTCATCCGGATGGTACCACACCTTGATCATCTGCCGGATCTCGTATTCCAGCTTCTCGCGGGTATGCGGCTTTTCGCCCTGGCGTGCCAGACGTGCGGCGACAAACCCCTTATATCCAGAACGGGTCAGGATATTCACACCGGTGCTGTAGTCACGTTTCTGCGAGTTCAGCCACTTGATGCCGTCCCTGCGCGCCTCGATGTAGTTCTGTGTAATCTTTGACATTGTATGTACGTTGTTTTTTGATGATACGCAAAGCTATTGCGGTTTTTGTTGCCGGAATAGGACAAAACAAAATGTCCGCCCCTGCCTGAGAGCGAGAGACGGACATGAACAACCAATCATGAACAAAAAGGCCTATGGCTATTCTGATGCGGCTTTTACAGTCAGGATGTCCTCCGTATCCCCCTCATACACACATTTGCGCGGTGCGGTAAAGGTGTAGTGGAGGGTGTTCTGGTTGCGTGCGGTGGAGCTTGCTCCGGTAGTGGCACCGTCACCCGACGCACGGAGCGCGCCGCGCCGCTTGTCACCCATCAGGTAGTTCGTGCCGTTGTTGTCGGTCACGATAAAGAACATCTTGCGCCCTTTGGTCGCATTCTCGAAACCGAATATCTTCTTTCGCATTTTGGCCGAAATGATATTCAGGTCCATTAGGAACGATTCCCCGCCGCTTTCTCCCTGGTCGGTAATCTTGAACTCGGCCAGCTCGTCGGTGAAATCCATCTTGTATGCACGACAATTTTCCTTCATGACCAGGTCGCCGACCAATGTGCCGGCTTCTTCAAGAGAAAGAGGGGATTCCGTCTTTTTCGGGTAGTCCGGCCATGTGGCCACATCCGCATGATAACCGAAGATGACGGACGGTATGATACCGCCCATGTTGTCCTGGTTCTCGCAGTCCATTGCCTCGTTGATGTCATCAAGGGCAATACATAATTTAGGGTCTACTTCTGCCATAGTCGTAGGGTTTATTCGGATTTAACAACATAGGTGCCCGTCACCTTCTCCACTTTGCCTGCAGCGGGCGTCTTCTTCTGCACGGCAGGAGTGGTGTATCCGGCAGCCTCCAGGAACTCGACGGTGTATTCCTTGCCACCGGGAACTGCCACATATGTACCGGACTCACGCCAGGCTTCCTCGCCCTGGATGCGCCATTTACCGCCGTTGTTGACCGCTTCATCCGGCGTAATGGTCACTTCAATGTATCCGAACGGATTGGTCCCTTCCGGGTCCACCGGACGGTCGTTGACGCAGAACTCGGACTTGTGCACAGACACGAACTGGAAACCGATCACATACTTGCCCGCAGCATCGAACGTATAGGGATTGCCGGACATGAACGGCTTGATGGACTTGAAGTCGCTCTCCTTGTCAAAGCCGTAGCATACGTTCTCCTTGGTGGTCAGCATGACGAACTGGCTGCCGTCGGGAAGGTTCGGAACGCGCACCAGCTCGCAACGGTTGTTGGAACCAAGCAGGTGCTGCGTGTCGGAAGTGTCCTCCTTGAGTCCAATGACAATGGTGCCTTCGTCCTTGCGCCAGTCATCGTACATGTCGCCCAGATCGTCGGAAATGAACATCTTGATGTTCTTCTTGCGCTTGAAAGTGCGCGGCATGTGGCGCCACATTTCCAGCAGCTTTTCCCCGATATCGGCACGGGACAGTTCACCGGTCGCATAAACGTTACCCTCGGCACTGGAGATGTCCCCGACAGCTTCGCCTTCGGTGATGATGGTACCGATACCGTCGAAAGAGTCCTGAATGTCCGTCTTTTCTTCATCCGCACTGTATTTTGCCGTGAAAATGGCAAACAGCAGGTCATTGGATGCCAGTTCATGTCCGTGGTTGATCAGCCACAGCTCGAACGGGTGTTCCTTGCGGAGTGTACCGGGAACCTCGGCAATGTAGGTACGTCGGTAGCGCTCAGGCTCGTCGGACATCTCCATTACAACGGGACGCACTACCAGACGTCGGGGAACAATCTTGCCCAGATACTTTCCGGCAGTGAACTTTCCGGTGTACTTGCCGGAGATGCTTCCGCCCTCCACCTTGCCCAGTTCAAGGGAGTCGGTTATGCCCGGTACCGGAGTGAAATGTCTCAACACCTCTGAGGCGTCGAGCTTGTCGACCGCCTTCAGGATGTCCTTGTGCTTTTTTACCGCGGTCAGAACGGCGGTAATGTCAATAGGTGCTTTAAAATCCATAATAGAATAGTTTAGTGTTACTCATTCTCAAAACTGTTGATCGGGTCTGTGGCGATGTCCGCAAACTTGTTGTCTTCGTTCGCTTCCCGGTGGCTGTCGGTACCCGTTCCGGGTATCTTGGCGACAATGTCACGGATAACTTGTACCTTGGCCTTGTTGTCGGCGGCATTCTTGATGCTGTCACTCAGGCTGTCAAGGTCATTCACGACTGCCGTCAGACTGTTTTCGGCAGTCTCCTTGGCAGTGTTGGCGACAGCCAGGTCATTCTCCGCTTTGGCTTTCGCTTCGTTGGCGGCCTTGACGGCGTCATTGATGGCCTGCAGATTCTCTACGGTAAGCAACATCTTGCCGTCTTTTTCCTCAATGCCTTCGCTGTTGAGGATCTGGTTGATGAAAGTAAATTCTTTACGCATAACTGTATTTGAAGAATTAGAAATGTCAGTCTTGTTGCCGGTAGGGAACAGCCCTTTGATACCGTCGATAATCTGTGAGACCAAGTTTTTGTCACGGCCTTCCGGTTCCGGTTTCTCCTCCGAATCGATAGCCGGCAACGGTAGACCAAGCGCGGTGAAGCAGTCGGTCATTTCATTGGTCACCTGCGGCTTTTTATGGGTACCGGGAATGATCTTGTCTATGAATCCCCATTCCTTGGCTTCGGCGGCAGGCATCCAGCGTTCCTCTTCCATCAGGGTGATAATCTCCTTCAGGCTTTTGCCGCTACGGTTGATGTACTTCTGTGCAATCATCAGGTCAATGGCTTCCGCGCTCTTCTTCTTGTTCTGCAGTTCCTTGATGGTATCCTCCAACTGGTCCGCATTGAGCTGGCCCCAGATGTCCACTCCCAGGCTGCATTTATGCGCCAGCCACATGCCGTCCTCGTGCATCTCGATGGACTTGGCGCCAAACGCCAATATGGTGGCTGCCGAAGCGTTGAAGCTGATGAACTCCACCGTCACATTGCCGTGCTCGGCCATCAGGGCGGACATGGCGACCGCTTCGGCCACATCACCGCCATAACTGGAAACCTTCAGGCGTACGGGCTGGCCTTTGGCCTTGTCAAGAAAGTATTTCAGATAATTTTTATTGTACCAATACCGGTCAATCGTTCCGAATAATGTGATAACTGTCTCGTTCATAAAACTTATTTTTGCGCAAAGAAAAACGCAAAAAAAACGGTACCCAAGGACATTGGGCACCGTCAGCGGACAGATAAATGTTTGACTGAAAGAGTGTTGCGTGTCAGCAAAGGAAGCCGTACGGTTATATTTCCTCCATGTTTTCAATATAGACGGTCGGTTCATCCTGGATGCAGGTGAACGTGAATGAGGTGCCGTTCCGTTCCGACACGGAACGTCCGCTTGTCTTGTTTGTGGCGAACAGCATGAGTGCGTCCTCCTGCCCACACCAATGGACCGCCCCGTTGCCGTCCACTGCCAGTACATACCACAAGCCACGCTCCAGCGTCTCCACCAGCTGATGGTTCGCCGGGGAAAGTTTCGGAATCACCCCTTCAATGGAAACATTCCAGCAATCCCCCGCATCATTCACCTCCTTGTCTTCATTATAGGAATAGGTGTCATTGGCATATACCGGTATGGAAACAATATCCTCCCGGTTGCGGAGTTCCAGATAGTTCAGACCGGCGGCATAGTCCTTACGGATTTGCACGAACGAGGCCGGAGGCACGGCAATCACCTGCAACAATCCTCCGACGTTTTCAAAATCATAATGCATTGCTTTCATAAGCCATTTTTCCCTGCTGGGAAATTGTCCCGAATTCGGACAACTTCCCCAAAATTATACGGTTAATAAAGTCTAAAATCGTGGTATTCTCCACCGTTTTCCTATATCCATGCCGGTTATACTCCCTGCGGATAGTCTCATAAGACCAGGTGTCGTCATCAAAGCCGAAGCTGTTCTGAAAGTTGCGGATGGCGGTCGAGAGTGGGATTCCGATACTGACATGGGTGTCGAGATAGAGGAAAAGCATCTGCTTGATCCGTCTTTCCACCTTGCTGCCGAACGCCACCACTTCGGTATTCGACATCGCCCATCCGTATCGGTAGAAGTCATCACGGCGTATCTCCACCGCCACGTTGGCGGTATATCGTGCCAGGTTCCGGTATCTGTTCTCGTATCGTCCGGGTTTTGCAAGCCTGGAAAGGAAGTCGTTCTGTAGCTCCTTGTCCGGGGACAGATTGACTATTTCGGTCCAAGTGTCGTCCGGGGCATTGAAATTGTACAGCAGGAATTGCTTGACATAAGGCTTGCAAGGGAGCCAGCAAACAAATCGGTCTTTCTTCGTCATTTAAAGCATTGATTTTTATACAAAAATACGCATATTGATTAATATATTCATCACTCTCTTGTTTTTTATTTCTATTGGAGCAGGCACATTTTGCCCTCTACACCTTCTACACTTTCTACAAAGTATAAAATTACCTATATATCAACAACATAACGGTTTTAGTATAGAAGAAAAAGTGTAGAAAAACCTTCTACAAAGTATCTATTTGTAGAAGAAATACAGAAAAGCAGCATTTTGTAGAAATTTGTAGAAGCTTGTAGAACATCTTTTTATAACATAAAACACTGATTTATAAAGATGTAGAAAGTGTAGAAAGTGTAGAAGCATTTTTTGCCCCAAAATAAAGCATCTTTTTTGTCTCAAAAAGGCAAGAAAAAAGCCCCTACCTTCACAGGCAAGAGCTTCCGCACAACTATGATAGACATTAAAATTTATATGGAGAAGTTTTGTCCTCCGGCGGTTTATTATCCCGCCCTTCTTCCTCTTCGTCAGGCATTCCCATATCAATGTTGAGATTGATATTATAGTTTGCCATCAGCTCCGTGTAATCGAAGCAGAGGGCCTGCTTGGTCACGCTGGTTTTCTTATAATACTTTTGTCCACCGGCCTCCAGTTCTTTGGTTACTTCTACCCCCTTCAATATGTTCTTGAAACGGACGGAGTTTTGTACCCCCAGGTATTCTTTGGAGTTCTCCAAGTAGAAATTCAACGATTCAGTCGGTAAAGCGGTATCTCCCACCTGCTTGCTGAACTTCTTATACAGCATGAAGATGCGGTCTGTGCGCATACGCAGGATAGGGCGTGGCTGCTTAAAAGCGAGGTCCTTGACCTTGTTTGTCTTCAGCCCGGACAAATAATCAATGCGGAAATCCGACTCTAAGAATATTTCACCGTCCTGCTGCAAGTAACTGACCACATTCCAGAAGTTGGCCAGTTCGTTGTTGCTCTTGCATTCACGGTTCTGCCGGATGATGCCGTCCACACAGATGTTCAGCAGCTCCAGGTAAGTAAATGGCACGTCGAGCACCGCTTCAAGCGCGCGGAAGGCGGCCAACGGAATGACCCAGTTCCGCTGGATGCGGTCTTCTATGCTCTCGCCTTTCAAGCGTTCATTCAAATCCCCCATACACTGGCGATAGGAGGACGTGAAATCCGTCTCCATTTTTGACCGGTAGCGCAACAGCTGCAAAGTAAGGTGCGACAGTCCTAAGTCGCGTATTGACTTGCATTGGTCAAATGCCTGTTTCTCAGATGTGGAGAATTCCGTTTTGGTGAAGGTCAGGTAAATCAACCTGGAAAATAGGGCGATGTCAATTGTCGGCATTTCTTGACCGGATAGGATGACACCGCAATCCACGCTCGTAATCTCCCGCTTCTTGTCCCGGTCCATGTTCATGCGGCTTCGGCCGGTTCCGTCCCACAAGCCTTTGAGGAACTCCCGTTTGTCAAGGTCGATGGAATTCTTGTACTCGTCAATATGCACCAGCGCATTGGCGCATTGTGCCACCGCATCTCCCAAGGCTGCAATAGTCGCATTCTGGATGTTTGGCGGATTATTATTGATGATGAAGAACGACATCAGGCTGTGACCGAGTTCTGATTTGCCGCTACCTTTCGGGCCAAACAGATTAAGGATGGGAAAACTTTTAGTTTGCCCCGAAATAATATCCCGGAAAAGGGAAGCGATCAAGAAGCAGATGCCAACCTTAGCATTGTCTCCGAATACACGAATCAACTGTTCGCTGTACACCCTTATGCTGACATTGTTGTACGTGGTGTGTACAAACCTGCGTTCGAACTGAAATAATTTGATGTCATCACGATAAATGGTACTACAACCCGGTAGGTAAAAATTGCCATTCTTCAACCGTACGATACCGTATTCATCCGCGATATGCCACTCCGTATCAAAACATCCGTTACCGAAGGCAAAGAACCCCTGCCGTTGCCAGCCAAGCTGTGTCACCTCAAGTGCAGTCTCGGTCTGTTCGTAAAGGAACATCTTCAGCTTTGTGAGTTCTTTTTCAGTGGCCAGCCAGATATAATTGCCGAGGCCTTCTACCTTTTGCTTGAACTTGGACAATGACACCAGGTCTTCTTGTTTCATCTCTATGATTTCCTCTTGCATGTTTTGGTTCTTGATTCGGTAGAGACGTTTGGGCAGGAGGGAATCTTTGATGTGGAATAGAGGCAACATGGTGAAATTGCTCCATTGCACAGCTTTCCCACTGTCCCCAGCCAATGCAAAGTAAGCATTGTATTCTTCATAGAAGCCATATTTTTGATAAAGGTCACGGTCTATCTTTTTGCTCTCATTAATGACTTGCTTGGCTTTATCAAGCTTCTTGGCCCGGTTGATGGCCGTTTGCCACAACTTCTTGTCATCATAGAATGACTGGAGCTGTTTGAGGTACATGGACTCTTTGACTTCGTCCTTCACCATGACCACCATGGAGCAGATGGTGCTGACAGCATCGCTTCGCTCTTCGGTGGTATTGATGTCTTGAAATATATATGAAGCATACCATGGAATGAAATCTACCTCTTTCAGTTCTTGAAACTTCTGAATGCTCGTACAGTAGGTATCCGGATCATTCTTGCTCTGCGCTTCCCCAAGTGGTATCTCTTTGACCGATACACCAAACCCACACTTCATCGCCTGCAATCCGTTACGCATCACGTTGCGAATGCCGGCACCCAGTTTCTCACCTTTATCTGGGTTGGGCGGGTCCGCATCCGGAAGGAAGCAAACTTTAGTGGCGTACTTCTTCAGTTGCTCCATCTGGCTTTCAGTCCAATCGCCTCCAAGAGGGGCAACAGCGTTGTTGACACGAATACGCTGAAGCTGCATCGCATCGGGCGCCCCTTCCACCAAATAGAATTTATCTTCTTTGGCAGCCTGGCGTATGGCCGTATCAATTCCGAAAATTGAATCACGTTTATGGTAGATTTCATTTTCAGCCGAATTGATATACTTGGCCACCTTCTCACCGGACATGTCACGTGCGGTAAAGCCTATAATCCGTCGAAAACGGTCGCGTATGGGAATAACTATGCGGTTACGGTAACCATCGAAAGTCCTAATCTCCGTCCCCCTTTCTTTAGCCTTTTCCTTGTTGTCCGATAGCAGCCCCATCTCCTTCATCAAGTTTATGGAAAGACCGGCCGATTGCGCGAAGTTCAACAAATCATCCCATTTGTCGGGCGCAAACCCAATGCCCGTCTCTTCGGCATACTCCAGCCCCCAGCGCCCCTTGACATATTCGGCGGCAGCCTTGTTGGCCGGGTCCAGCAGATTCTGGCGGAAATGCTCCGCGCACCGCTGGTTGATTACGAACATCGACTCGCGCTTCATGCGTGCCTGTTCCTGCTCGGGAGTCAGCCTCTCTTCCTCGACGGTTATGCCGTATTTCTTGCCGAGGTGCCTGACGGCCTCCGGATAGCTCATCGTCTCGTGCTCCATCAAGAAACCGACGGCGTTGCCGCCCTTGCCACATCCGAAACAGTGCCAAGTGCCGCGTGCCGGGCTCACGAAGAAACTGGGGGTCTTCTCCTTATGGAAAGGGCAGCACGCCTGGTAATTTACTCCTTTCTTCTTCAGATCGACGTAACCGGATATTACATCCACAATATCAGCACGGTCTAAGATTTGTTCTATGATTCTTTCGTCTATCATTGTATATTATATTCGGGTACTACCTTCTAAGGATGACAGTACCTTGTTCTTCGATATAATAGCTGCATATATCATACAAGTCAAACTCACACAAGCATGAATACACGCATTTCATGAAAAGGCCATAGTTCTCCGGACTGACCTTTTCAAGTACCCGGAAAGATTCACCGGGCAGCATCTCGTACAGCTCGATGAATACTTTGTCATAGTATTCCGTCAACCTCTCCATTCCTACCAGCTCTATATAAGACTGAATCCAGGATCGACTATCGTCCGGAAGATATTGAAGCAAGTCCATGTTTTAAACATTGAAGGGTACAAAGGAATTGTTTTATAGGAGAGTTATCAAGGACGTTATCTGCTCCTACAGTTCCCGCGTTTCCTTCAGACTTCCAATGAACAAGTTCATCAGTCTCGCATATAGTCCGGAAGCTTCCTTCAGATTATCTGGATTCTTGCCGGTAAGATGTAGTGTTATCTTATCCTTGGAGTAGTCCTGGCATATAGCCAAGTGCAGCTCCCGGTTCCGGTCATCAACTACCGAGACCTTCACTTCCTCCACCACGCTGCCAAGTTCTGAGGCATCCAACCACAAATATGACTTTTCATCTGTCTTCAGATGGCAATACCGATGTACTTTGCCACCTTTACGAATTAACTCCACTTCGACGATTGTCGCTACCTGATTGGTACGCAGGATTCGCACTTTCTGACCTTTTTTCATTGATATTTCTTTTTTATTCATTACTGCTTTGTTTTAAAACCGAGACCAATAGCCTGCAATCTCTCTAAGGCTTGTTTCTCATAATCCTTTTTAGCTTTTTCGCTGATTTTATTTTCCCAGCAATCCACACAAAAAGGTCCATCGGGAGCATTGTAGCAACCACCTTTTATCGGCTTCCCACATCTCTTGCATTGTAACTCATTATCCATTGGGTTCATATCTGTTTTGTTATTCGTTAAATGACTACCATCACATTCCTTTTTATAATAAATATAGTATCCGTTATATAGTATGTGATTGCTTTCCTTTCAGCATCTCTCAGCAAGTCTTTTTTTAAGATTTGATAGTAGGAGTTGGTGCACTCTGCGTAAACCATGACCTCCCGTACCCTTTTCAAATCATCCAAAAAAGATTGCGGATTATGCTTCTTTATTTCCTTTACTCTCATTACTATTTTGGTTATATTTAAAGTTCACGCATCAACAGAACATCATTATAAGCATCTGCATCTATTTTTTTTGAGCAGATGCTTTTAATTTTGAATCCAGCTTCTAAAATATCAGCAAGATCTGTATCTGATAAGAAAGAACTCCTTATCTCAACGTATTCACCAGGCATTGTCAAGCCTACAATCTCTTTTTGTTTCCAATACCTAACCCACCTATGTGCGCTTAGGAGATTGAAGATGATTTTCTCTATATTCATATTTATTCGATTACATTACAAAACATGTACAACTATATGCTCCACCTTCAGGCATTCCCCCGAAGTCAACCCTGATACACAATTCTCCACAAATGACAAATGGCTTATCGCTTATCACTTTACCATAGACACCATAATGTTCGTGAAAGACCTCTGACCCCGGTTTCATCGAGTCCAGTGCCGTTTTCATTTTCTCGGAGGTATAAACGGTTATCCATCTGTTTGCATAATTGTAATAAAGCAGTCCGGTACCGAGAGAATCGCACATCTTCAATACGGTTTCTTCTACCTGCTGCCTGCTGAAGACAACGCTGGTCTGCAGCTTCTGCACCTTAACGTCCGGAAACTTCTTTTTGAATGTTGTTTTAGTAACCATGGTTCTTGTTATTAGATTGTTATAACTCTTTAAATTCCTGCTCCATCCGGCACTTTCTCACGTAAAGTCCATCAATAATGTACTGGGTACAATACTTGGGAAGGGGGATAACAACAAGGTCACGAGTACCCCTATCGGCATCACGATACACACAGCATTCCCTGCTACTTTTCAGGATTGAATCAAGCAGGGAATCACACTCTTCAATCTCTTCCTTGAGGGCTTTGGCCCTTTCAAACGACTCATTGTTCATATTATCTTAAAAATAATGGTGTGATGTACATAGAGGTGGGAATTTTTGCTTGGTAGAATATCCTGCCAACTCCAAGTTAAAGATGTCCTCTCCGATTTCTTTCCACGCCGAATATACACCATACATACATTCACGCGCATAGAAAGGCGGCTTGTAGGGGTCGCATACGCAGATTATCTGCACATGTGATTTTCTGTTGTATGATACCAGCTTCGTTCTGGAATCATCGAATAAATCTCCAACGACATGTTGGCCAGGGCGGATATTGTAACAGTAACTGTTGTCCTGATACACGTCAAGGGGCTCCCAAGGATATGTCGGGAAATCTGTCATTTTCATATCTCTCATATTACCGCATGTTATATAGCCACCAGATTGCAAAACCCACCACTCCGATATTTATCACCAGCACAATGGCATCAAAGAGAAAGAGAATTCGGTAAGAGCCGGATGCTTTCCGCATTGCCCAGACACATAGTATCAAAGTGACCACCAGCTCAATCAGCGATGTCCATAAAAAAACAACTGTCATCATCAACCTATCTTTACTGATTCATTATGACCATGGCATTGATAGCCCTGGCCATCGCTTCATTGACACACTCCTTGTCCGGCTCTTCATACTCCAGCAATACATCCACTTGCGTATCGCCGTTGGCATCTACATGTCTGGAACCGATTTCGACATTCACCGGAACCGCCTCTTCGTGCACTATCTCGATAAGGTATGCAAGAACCTTGTTGTGCATTGTCAGATTTTCACTCGTCATAACTAATAGTATTTAAATAATTAAACAATCTCTTTTAAACGCACATAAACCTCTGTCCTGGCCTTTCTTGACCGATTACGACAATAAGTATCTCCAGAAGTAAAATCATTGAGAATCACTAAAATCAGCAAGGCAACTGCACCAATGGTACGTTTTAGAGGAGACAATTCAAAACTGATATTGAAATGCGTACAGAACCACCAAGCAGACAATTCATTAATCTTGCCTATATGAAGTTTTTGATATATCCTGCGAAGAATATTATCCACTGTATAACGAGAAATCCCAAGGTCACAAGCCACCTCTTTTTGGGAAGCCCCCCAAGCTATACGTTCTGCAATCTGTGCTTCCCGTTCTGATAATGCAGTCATACCATCATAATTTTTGATTCTCCGGAACAATATCCCAAATATCAGTTACTCCGTATTTTTGAAGAATAGCCGTGATAACTTCATACTTTGACATGGAAATATCCACAATGCCATTATTAAGCAAATGCGAAAAATAGGTGTAACGCGTAATATTCAATGCTGACATCAAAATACGGCGAACTTCATCTTTCTGAGCTATAGTCACTTGCCGATAGCCTTTTTTAAAGTAATAGCGTTTTTTCGCTATTGCAGGAGTTTCGATTTCTTTGTACATTTGTTTCGTGTGATTTGAATTACAATGCAAATATAGCGAATATACTATTCAACAATATTGCATAAACAGATAATATACTACTCAATTAACAAAGATTATGAAAAAGAAGTCTGGAACATCAGTTATTCAGCAGCGATTATTTGATATATGCGATGAAATGGCTGTATCACGCAGGGCTTTCTCTATGAATATTGGTAAATCAGCATCCTATTTAACAAACTTAGTGGATGATATAACCACTGAAGTTTTGAATAATATATTCGTCAAATATCCACAGATTAACCTTATGTGGATTATTACTGGAACTGGAGATAAATTCATAAGTCCTGATCCCACAGATGTACTTTTTCAACATCTAAAAGAAGAAAACAAAGAATTAAGAATAAGAAATGAAGAATTAAACCGTGAAATTGGCAGATTACAAGAACAACTCAAAGAAACTAAAAAAGATGCCCCCGAGGAGAACGATGCAAAATGTGCCACTGCAAGTTAATCAAGTTTGGAGAAACGGAGTATATAATACCTAAATATTAACACTACATATAAGTCTATCTGGGACGAAATCGGGACAAACTCAATGTGTAATCAACGAATCAACATATTATCATTTTCTAATAACCAGCTCTTTGGCGAAGCAGATACGTGCACAATAACTCGCCTCATTCCGACAGAAGGCGACAAACGAGCAAAATCGGTTGTCGCTTTTTCTTTTTCACCTTCACAAACCGCTGTAAATGGGTCAATGTAAAAACGGACCAACGTAAAAACCTGAGGGATTTTATTTCTATGCATATAATTTTTGTACAGTTTTTGATTGAAAGGGTGTCAGATTTGACAATTGCATATCTATTCTATATTATATCAACATTTACCAAAGACATACGGAAACAATCTCCAATAACGTAAAAGAACAAACAAGACTCCAACAAAGAGAACAAAAACAACATATACAGTACACCCGATGTATAAAAAGAATAAAAAAGCTCTCCTTTTTGCATATTCTTTCCGAAATAATCCCTAATTTTGCACTACTCTTAGAATAATTATACAGAAAATGAAGAAAAAAGCCAATCGGTTAGACGCCA